TTTTATATTTTTCATTTTTTTCTGAAACATCATTTTAACTGCCTCAGTTTTTAGATATGCACGATACATGTCTGCGATTTGTTTCTTATTGTTATTTATGATATCTGATACTTGTGACTTAGCCGCCAATTTAGCCTGTCCTGCCTTACCTTCTGGTCCTGTTTTTAATTTAGCAACCGCATCATCAAATTTTTGTTCTAAAGCAACTAAAAATTCTTGTGCAAACTTATCTGCATCTTGCTCTAGTGCTTGTCCAGAACGAATTGGTGCGTTAGCATGTGCCTTAATAGCATTTACTAATTCAATCCCACCAATTTTTTGATTTAATGCTTTAAATGTGTTAGCATCAACTGACATAGAACTCAATTCTTTAATTGCTGAACGTATCTTAGCACTATTCTCTTTAGATAACTGTACTTGACCTGATACATCTTTAATTCTTGCATCAGTAAACCAAACATTTTTCGAAGGTCTTAATTTACTAGCATCAAATCCAAATGTTGCTTTCATTTCATCCATACTATTACCTGAATAGCTTGTATGGAATACTATACCTATATCAGCCGCCTGCATTTCTTTAGCAGTTTCGCTATCTGCTGGTACAACATATGTAATTGTATTTGGTTTAAATGCTAAATGAGGTTTACCTTCAATATTAACTTGTTTCAAATCACCTTTAGTGAATAATAAGTCACCTTGTAATACACCTTCAATACCTAAATCTTTTAAATGTTCTAATGATGCATTTAATTTACTACGTAAACCTGCTTTGCTTACAGGTTCATCATTTTTAGTTGTGTCTGGGTGATTTGTTTCTATATCTTCTGGAGATTTATTTAATTTTGCCTTTTGAGCAAATACACCTTTAGTACCTACAAAGAATTTTCCATCTTCTGGATCAGTTCCTGCAAATACAGCCGGAGAACCATCCCATTTAGTTGTGATAGCATCTCCACCGCCTTCACCATCTAGAGTATTAAGAAGTTTAGTAAATGTACCTACTGCTCTTTTTATACCTTCGGTTCCTTGTATGAATACAAGTTCTTCTGCATGGTCTAAGTGTGTATTTTTATCTTCTTCTTGTAATTCTGCATCCAGTAGATTTTTCATTTTCTTATGAAAACCTATTTGTTTTAAACGTGGCTTTCTTGGACCTCTAAATCTACGTTCTCTGCCTTTGCCTAAAATATCTTTTATTTTCATTTTTTATCCCCAAAAGGTCTTTCGCCAGTTAAATGAGGCTTAGCAAACCATAGTTTAAACCAATCGTCGGTGCCTGGCTGTATATTATGTTTCTTTTGGAGTTTAGATTTCTCTGTACCAGTATAGGATATATTTTCTTGCTGAGTTTCCTCAGGTTGATATGGTTTATATATACCAGATAAAACTTTTAATCTTTTTAGTTGTTGCTCTAAATCCATTACTTCTTAGCCTTAACACTTTTAATACCTCTTTGAAATTTTCTTGGATCTTTTGAACGTATACTATTTACTAATCTCTTAGATAAGTCCGATGCTACTTCATCATCAAATTCACGATTTATGAATTCTAATAAATTTATTGCACCAGAAATAATATGTTCAGCCTTTTGCTCTACAAATCTTTCTCTTTCATTTGTATATGCTAGAGAATTTAATTCTTCAAAAAGACTCTTACGTGGTTTATCCATGGGTATTTCTCCGTTCTACTGTATTTATCAGTTTTCATCAAAAGGAGAACGTGTTTTGGACTTCAACATTGCTCTTAGATTTTTTGCAACATCTGTTTGTTCTTCTGGTTGTTCTATTTTTTGTACGGTTTCTGCGGTTATTGTAGTCTTTTTCTTAAGTTGGTCAACGATATTTAATGTGTTTGAAAGTTGTTGACCATCACCATCATCAAATCCTTCAGTATTATCATCTGTAATTTTTAAACTATCTCTATCAAATACTAGATTAATTTTACTTCCTACACCACTTGATGAACGTGTTTTTAATAATTGTAACTGATATTGTCCTCTTTCTCTCATTGCTTGACTAGTGAAGATACCAATAACATTATCCGCAGTTTGAATTTTTGATATACCACCTGCGATATGTGAATGGTCAAACTCGATTTCTTCTACTGCACTTCTGTTTAACTGTGATGCAGTTACTACAACATTTTCAGTTTCCATTGCAAAGTTACGAATTTCTTCTGTTACATATTTGTCTTTGATAAACAAATCACCAGCTGGAACTCTCTTAGTTGCAGGCATCAACAAATCAAGATAATCAATACACATACAATCTATTCGTTTGCCTGTTTGTATTTGTAGTTCTTTAATATAAGAACGTAAGTCATTAACTGTAGAACCAGAAGGCAAATACTTAACTCTAAGCATTCCTGATTGTTTACCTTTTGTTTTAACAGTTAATTCTACCTCATCTAGTTCTTTGAAAATTCTTTTTGTACTTCTGTCTGTAAGCATTGCGTCCATACGCATACTTGATAATTCTTCTGAAAGTTCAAGAGTAAAATACACAACATTCATACCTTGTTGTGCCCAATTCAAACTCATGTTTTGCATGAACAATGATTTACCAGCACCTGAACCACCTGCAAAAATTGTAATTTCACCTCTATTGATACCACCATAGAGTTTATCATCTAATACTTTCCAACCTGTAGATATTTGACCATTATTATCTTTTAGTTTTTCAAGTCTTGCTCTAGGATCTTCAAAGTAATCAGTACCTAATGAACGTGCTAGTCCAATTTGTACTGCACTTTTAATTCTTGTTTCTACTTCGCCATATTTACCTGTTTCAAGTAAATCTGCACTATCAATAATTGCTTTTTCGATTGCTTTGTGTCTACAGAAAGTTTCAAATTCATCAATAAACCAATCTACATGTTGTTCAATGTTATCAACTTTTTCAATTTCTTGTCCAGCTTGTGCTTTGATTATATCTGTAGTAGGAACTGTAGAATATTCTTCTGTATGAGAGATTATTGTATCAACTACTTTTCTAATGCCTCTATCAAAATATTCAGGACGAATGATACTTCTTACTCTAGAATACAACTCAGGATCTGTAATCATGAATTGAACAAATAATTTTTGTAAATCTAGACTATATTCTTTTATTTCTGACATATTTTCTCTCATATATTCCTTTAATTATATTTCCTTTGGGCACAAATGTCAAGACCTATTATGCTTACGCCAATCTTTTCTTTTATTATATTCTTGTATCGTTCTATCTATTATAATTGCTAGTGCAACTATACTTAGTCCACTTATTAAACCTAATCCTAAATAACCATTTCCTACGGCTGTCATTACTTGAGAACCTAATCCTCTAACTCCTATCATAGATGCAATAATTACCATTGCTAACGACATCATTACGGTTTGATTTATACCTCCAAATATTGTAGGCTTTGCTAAAGGTAATTCAATAGTAATTAATCTTTGATGCCATTTTAATCCTAATGCATCTGCTGATTCTATTAATTGTCTATCAACTTCTTTAAGTCCTAGGTTTGTAAATCTAATAACTGGTGGTATTGAGAATACACATATAGCTATAAGTCCTGGTATTTTTCCAAGACCAAATAACATTACTACAGGTATTAGATATACAAAACTAGGTATTGTTTGCATTAAATCAAGAACAGGAGTTATTATTCTCTCTGCTTTCTTTTTATAATACATCAATACACCAATAGGTATGCCTATAAGAACACAAATAGTTGTAGCAACAATAATGATGCTTAATGTTCTCATAGTATCGTCCCACATGCCTAGCAAACCTATACATATGAAACTTAATACAGAACCTATTACTAATTTGTAGTTTCTAGCTACACGCCATATCAATATAGCAACTATAACTAAAAACATATACCATGGAATTATTAATAAAAGTTTTTCTAGGTATATTAGAAACCAGTGAATTGGAGAGAGAACATCTGTAAGAGTCTCTCCCCAACTACTGGCAAAATTACGAAATGCATTGTCGATTGCTTTCTTTAGACTAACAATAGTCTGCTTGTCTAACTGAGGAAAGTTCGACACATTTAGTCCTTACCTAGTTTAAGGTTGCCCAGATATTTTCTTTGGCTTTTGAAGATACCCAACTTTCCCATACTTCTGGATAAAGTTTCATAAACTCAATAGCCATTTCTTCTGCCGATGCTTGATTCTCAGTTCCAAACACTAGCATAGTTTCTGTTACACCTTCTGGCATCTTTCTTTTAGCAAGATAACCTAATACACCGATTGAAAGATTATCAGCTACTACAACTGTTCCTGTTTCAGCAACAGGCATTGCAGTTGCCAATGGATCTGAACATGTATCTGCTGGTTGGGAGATACAGTTTTGCCAGTTATCATCACCAGCATATGGTGTATCCCATGCAAGTTTAACAATACCTAAAGAACCTACTAATGCAGTTGGTGACCAATAGTAACCAAACAATGCTTGTTCTTTAGCAACTGCGCCTTGCCATGCAGAATCCATTCCTGCTCCTGAACCTGGATCTAATAATTTCCAACCTTTTGCTTCCATATCAAATGCAGTAAACAAATTGATATGTTGATTCTGACAAGACCAACCACCTGGACAAATCATTATTGCACCTTTTGATGGATCTTCTGGATGTGGAAATAAATCTGGTCTAGCTAGAACGGCTTCAAAACTTGTTAGTTCTGGATTTGCTTCCAAAATATAATTTGGAATATAAAAACCTTCACCAGCACCAGCGATAATGTCTTGAGTAACTAATCCTAATGTACCCGACTCGATTGCAGAATTAGCCTCTGCACCTAATAGATTTACCCATGCCTCGCTAAAAATATCTGGAGAACTGTTAGATAACATACTATTAATTGTTACTTCTGTTCCTCCAGGAATGATTTCTACGTCATGACCATATCCATTTTTAATAATATAAGCATCAATGTTTGCTAACATCGATCCTGATTGCCAATTTAATTCAGCAATTTTTACTTTGTCTGCATATGAGGTCATAGGTAATGACAACATAATAACAGATAATAGACTTAAGATATACTTTTTCATTTATCCTCTTCCTTTTGTTGATTTCGTATTTTGTCTTTTTCAATGCTGAGTTTATCTTTTAAACTCATCATATATGCCGCACCTGCTAATACCAATATAGCACCTGCCTCTGCAACAAGCACTAACGGATCTGCTTCCTTACTATGTAGTACAATAAGTCTACACAATGCCGTTATTGCAATGATTATAGGTAACGTTACAGGTATTCTATTACTTGCATAAAAGGCTCCTACCATACCTATAATTTCTGCATAAATGAATAACAGAAATAAATCTGCTAGTTCAATTTTAAAATGTACCATTATCATTTTGTATACATCTAAACTAGCGGCAACCATTGTTAAAGTTCCAATTACCCCTAGTAAAATTTTTTCACTGGCTGTTGTTGTCCAATGCAACTTTTTAGACCAATTTTTTTCTCTAATCATTTTTCTCCTAGGATATTTTTTGTGTAAACAAACTACTTACACTTTCTTCATTACTAACCCTACGCATAGCCTCGCCAATTAAATGACATACACTAACTACCCGTGTCTTTTTACAATCATTAGGACAACTAAATTCTATACTGTCCGTAATTACGCATTCTTCAAGAACACTATCTTCAATTCTTTTACATGCTTTACCACTGAGAACTCCATGTGTTATGTATGCTCTAACAGTTAATGCATTCGCATCTAGAATAGCCTGAGCCGCATTACAAAGAGTACCTCCACTATCAATGATATCATCTACCAAAATTGCATGTTTGCCTTCAACATCACCTATTAGATTCATTACTTCTGACTTACCTGCATCTGGTCTTCGTTTATCAACGATAGCATAATTGGCATTAAACATGTCGGCAAATTTTCTTGCTCTTACAGTACCACCAGCATCTGGTGAAACAAAAACTATTTCTTCAGGCAAACTACCGATACTCTTTTTAATATCTTTGACAAAAACTAACCTGCTTGTTAAATCATCCACAGGTATATCAAAGAAACCCTGAATTTGACCAGCATGTAAGTCCATAGTTAAAATTCTATCTGCGCCTGCTTTAGTAATTAAGTTTGCAACAAGTTTAGCAGTAATAGGAGTACGTGATGCACTCTTTCTATCTTGCCTCGCATAACCAAAGTATGGCATAACTGCGGTAATTCTTCGTGCAGAACTACGTTTGGCCGCATCAATCATAATCATAAGTTCCATTAGATTATCATTGACTGGACTACTTGTACTTTGTATTATAAAAACATCTTCACCTCTAATGTTTTCTTGGAATTCTACGTTACACTCGCCATCAGCGAATGTAGAAATGTTAGCCGGAACTAAATCACTAAAGCAATGTTCAGCAATCGCTTGTGCCAAATTTCTGTTACTGTTACCAGATATAATTTTCATAGACGTTTGCACCTTTGAAGCTAGTTGTATATAACTTCTAGAATAACAAATTTTTTACTTGTTGTCAATGATAAATTTAAAAAGTTTTTAATAAGTTGTGATTACTTTATCAGCGATACCATGTTTAACTGCTTCTTCTGGAGTTAACCAATGATCCGTCTTTGGTGCTAATAAATGCTTACGAATGTAAGTTTTTGTTTTACCAGTACATTTTATGTAGTGTTCTAGTAACTTTTCGTTAGTCCAATCCATATGCTTTTTACTATCCAACATATCATGATACTGACCTTTTTGGCCACCACTGAATTCGTGTGACATGACCGCAGTATTGTGTGTAAGATACCTATGACCTTTTACACCAGACATCATAAGCATGACACCACAACTTGCGATTGATCCCATACCATATGTATAAACTGGAATTCTTGATTGTTTGATTGTATCGATTAAATGCATACAACTATCTACTAACCCTCCAGGTGAATTAATATATAGATGAATTGTGTTTGGTGCTTTGTCTTTTGGCATAAGATTATATTCAATAATCATTTTTACCAAAGGCATACAGTTATCTTGATTAAACTCTTTGTCCATAAACAGAACGCCATTGTCTTTACTGTATTCGCCTGGTTGCTTTGGTGGAGCAGGCGGTTGAGGCATTGGGGGTGGTGGAGTTGGTTTCGGTTGTTCTTTTGGTTCTGGAATAATAGTTATTTGTTTTTTCATTTCTTATCCTATTCTCATTTTCACACTTATTTTAGTGTTGTTGCTAATACGTGCATCTATGATACTCTTTAAAGTATACAACTTTCCATATCGTTGTATTGCATCAGCGGCATCCTTGATATCATCTTCCCACATAGGAAAAGATACACTCCAGCCATTTTCCTGGGCTTGTTTAATTAATTTTTCTCCTGCTTTATCTCTATCGGGACAAATAATCACTTCGCCTCTAAATTGATTGATGTAATCAATTTGGTCTTGTGAGGCTTCATTACTCGTAATAGCCACACAATCTAATGCCAATGCATCTATAATGCCTTCACATACTATTAAGTATTTAGTCTTACTTTTTATCTTGTCCGTGTTGTGCAAAAATGCTTTAGGAGATTTTGTAATATACTTAGAAGAAGATTTGCCTGTAATATCACGTGCAGTATATCCAACAATTTTATTTTCTTGAACGAAAGGAAATATAACTCTATTTTTAAAATTCATATGATTAGACCAATATACATTTTGTATGTGGTCATAAACACCTCTATCAATTAAATATTTAACTGCAAAAATGGCACTCTCAGGAGGATTGTCTTTTGCTAAAATTACTTCTAATTTTTCTGAACCTTCTGGTAGTTCAGTTTCTTGAAACTTTGGTATTCTTATTTGTTTTGTTTTATTTGCAAAAAGGTATGGACCTTCAGATAACTCTTTCTGACGGATAGCTTCTAACTGTAAACGTTTTATATCACTTTCAGAAATGTTCAAATAACGCATGAGTTTTACAAACTTTTTGTTAAGTATCCTTCCGTTTCGATGACTTGCAGTGAATCCACAGTTAAAACAGTGGTATGATATGGAATCGCCGTCACTACGGATACCCCCACGCATTCTATTATCTAGTCGAGGTTCGCCTTCCCCAACGCAACAAGGACAGTTGAAACTAAGCCAACCACCACTTGCTTGTCTATTTTTACCAGGCACATGCTGATATATTTTTTGCTGAAGGTCCATAGTAATACTATAGCAAACTACA